CCACTTCAGCTTCTCAGCGTTCTCGGTCGCTACCCCAATAGCCTTGCATAAGTCTTGGTAGTCTTGGCTGGCGTATGCTTCCCGTTCCTGCGCCCCAATAGTCTGCTCACCTGACTTCTGCATCATTATTGCCTTTAGACTGCTTTTAAAGGTTTCTAGCTGGGCTAACTCACCCTTGGCAGATGCGTACTTACCAGCGTTATCAAGGATAAAGTCTATACAGCGGTTTGGGTCAATCTCTCTCATGGCCTAATCTCTTTTTTATCAATGTTTTCATTCGTTCTTCATCTTTAGGGTACTGCTTTAGTAGGCGTACTACCTCATCCCAGCCACGCCTTTTGGCTACACCGATATACCATTCGACAAGGTAGTTATCGGGAATGTGTTTCACATCTGTTCCTCAATCTGCTTAATCTTTTGGCTAATCCTAGCCCGCCATTGTTGCCACGCCTCACCAGCATAAGCAGGGCATCCGACTTCCTGCGCTTTGCGGGCGGTTAACTCCTCACTTGAGTACCAAGGTAGTTCGGGCTTTTTATTGGGTTCTAGGTCAATCTCGTCAGTCCAGCGTTCAGCGTTTAAGAACGAGGCAGGGTACGGAATGTAATCTTTTTGGGTCTGCTTAATCTTCCAGTATTTAAGGTAATTAGGCATGGCTTCTAGGCATTCTTTTTGCTGGATAGGGGTTAGCCTGTTCCATGCCCGTTCAGCGTCTTTGCGCCCCATTTTGCGGGGGTATAGGGAGTAGAAATCTTGGAAGGTCATAGTGCGTCAAAGTTATAGAACCATTCATCTTTGGCACTCCATTTAGCGTGGTTCTCAACGCTATAAACTTCGGTGGGAATGCGAAAGTCGGGAGTCTTTAAGACAGCAGGTACTAGCGAAACATCGTACCAAAGGCATCGGTTATTGGGTTGGCAAGCAAACTGCCCGTTATCTAACTTAATAAAGTTATATGACTTATGTTCCTCGACTCCCTCACTAAAGCTGGTATCTAAGCGGTTTGTGTCAGGACTAGCAAAGTCTATGGTGAACAGGTAATTGCCAAAGTGAAACTGTTTGTCTTTACCAAAGAACTTGACCTTTAGACCCCGTAGGTTAGACTTCTCAATCACCGCCATATCGTAAGATAAACAGTCCCATATCTGTAAGAAATCTAAGGGTAACGGGTCATCTACGGCTTTCCACACATAGGCATGAATAGGTAGCTTGTCGTACAAAGCCCCGTAGTTTGTCAGCATTGACTCGATACGAAACGCCTGACCTTTAATAGCTTTGGCGGTTATCCATACACAGGGTTCTAGTTCCCCATGCCCTGATTCGTGGTTATAAAGAAACTCCCTGCGTACAAAACATTTCACGGGGGGTATGTTAGCAACAAGAAAGGTCATTTATCCATCCAGTAATAAAGAAATGCGGCAATTATCATTACTGCTGAAAAGATGATAAATGTCGCTATTGCAAACACGGTCATTATGGTTTCGATCATGTAAAGTAGCCCCCGTAGGGGCTTTTTAATTATCTGTCGTATTTGTTTGTGTAATCAAAACGGTCTGATTGGCGTTGATCTTCTTCATAAATCAAACGGGCGTGTTCTGCGCTTTTAGCTTGGTAATCAGCACAAATTGGAAACTCATCGCCATTAGCTAATACGCCAATCCAAGCACCACCAACAGTAGCTTTGATGCGTGGGTTGTAGCGTTCTTCTTGTTTGTAGATTTCGACTAATTTCATTTTATTGCTCCTTTTTCTATCTCACTCGTTATTGAGTACTTGTAGTTTATTAAGGTAGCTTAACCATGTCAAGGGTTTTTTATAATTATTTTATAGGTACTTTCCCTAGTGTTGTTTTTTGGCAATAGTTCCCCAAAGGTGATAGCACCCCATCCATTCAAGAAGTTGATCTTGAACTAATGCTCCCGAAGGTAGTGTTCATTCGATACAAGGTTGTCTATCACCATTGTCCTTGTAACTTGTGTAGTACCCACTCAAGTCTACGGGGCTTGCTGTTAGGTGTAAACCAGCCCATCTTTTCTTTCCAGCGGGCGATTTAACCCCATTGCTATCGTAGGAAGTACGAAGCGGAAATAAAAAAACCCCAAAAGAGTAGTTTCTAAGTTGAACCCATTTAAGAAAAGACATCACCAACTTTTCCTAAATGCTCAAAAACTACCCTTTTAGGGTCTAGGTGATGTTATTAACTCGCAGGGTTCAATCCGCTTGCCGTTAGTATACATCAATCTAATTCAGGCCAAATTAATTTATAACTTTCAGGAAATAAGGTCTTTCGGTTTACTAACCCGTGGCTTTGTTTCTCAAGGGTTGCGGCTAGGATCACCAGCTTATCGTAGGGTATGTCCCCGTTCTGCCACATAGATACGGCAGGAACGCTGATATTTAGCAATTTAGCAACCTTTGTAGGGCCACCTAATAAACGAATAATAGCGACTGAATTCATGTAAGTAATCTTAACATATTTCTTGCATTAGTTGTTAAGTTAAGTTAATATAGGTGTACGGTATGTGCCGTGATAACAGGAGAACTCATATGAGTGAAATAGAATCGCAAACTAATGACTTATTACAGCTTCAAGGTGAACTTGAACGCATCTTTGATGTGCTAGAAGGTGGCACAGACCTATCCAAAGAACAAATTGACCTACTGCGCTATGGCTGTGGCTTTGCGCCAGTTAATCGTCAGCGTGATTTCTTACAGGGTGTATTTGCAGACCTTAACCCATATGGGAGAACAGCATGAACCCACAAGTCCAATTAGTAACGCCTGAAATGGCAAAGGTTTATCTATCCAAAAATACAGATAACCGCAATAAGCGTGGCTGGTGGGTGTCAGGTCTTGCAAGCATGATTAAGCGTGGCGAGTGGATACCTACCCATCAGGGTGTAGCGTTTGCTGAGTCAGGCAAATTGATTGATGGGCAACACCGCTTAGAAGCTGTTGTAGAAGCTGATATACCCGTAGAAATGCTGGTTGTTACTGGGGTCAGGGATGATGCCTACAAGGTCTTAGATAACGGCATCAAGAGGACTTTATCTGACCTTACGGGTGTTGCTCCCAAAACCGCAGAAATTTGCCGTGTGCTGTCTAGGTTAATTTATAGCGGTAACTCAAACACAAGCGCAGAACAATGCCTTCAAGTCTATAACACAGGCGTGGGCGAGGTATCCGATAACTTAACTGAGTATTGCGGTAAAAATATTAAGGTTTATTCTTCAGCAATGGTTAGGACTGCGGCAGTTTGTTTAATCCTTGATGGGTATAACCAGCAATACATTAAAGAACTGTACGCAAACCTGTGCAATCAAAAGTTTAACGATTTGCCTAATATTGCTCATGCTTTTATTAGACAGGTATCTGATGGTAGGGCGTTATCAAACGATAAACCCGATTTATTAGCACGATCATTAAAGGTGTTTAATCCTGAATTTGCTGAAGTAACACGACTGCAAATTAGCGAATCAGATGGTAATGCCGCTAATGCTTATTGCCGCAATGTTGTTAGAAATTTATTAACAAAGGAAAAAAAATGATTATTTCTGATACCCAACGAGATTTTAGAATCGCTCCTGCTGGCTTGCATATGGCACGGCTTTATTCCGTCATCGACCTAGGCCATCAAGCTACCGAGTGGGCTGGAGAAACCAAGATCATGCACAAGGTCGTATTGACTTGGGAATTGCACGGAGATGATGAGGATGGCAAACCATTACAGACAGACGATGGTAAGCCACTAATCGTATCCAAACGATATACGGTCAGTTTAGGCGATCAGGCACGGTTACGCCAAGATTTAGAGGCATGGTCAAACAAAAAAATGACCACCGAGGATCGTAAGAACTTTGACCTCAAGAACTTATTGGGTAAGTTCTGCATGGTCAATATTACGCACTCTGAAGATGGCAAATACGCTAATATTTCAGGTATCAGCCCTGTGCCTAGCGCACTGCGTAACGCCCAGCCTGAAGGTATTAACCCCACCAAAATCTTTTGGCTACAAAGTTATAAGCAGGAAGAATACGATGCGCTACCTAAGTACTACAAGGAAAAGATAGCGGAGAGTAGCGAGTGGCGGGGTCAGCAGGAGCGTGAAAAGAATGCGCCCAAGCTGGCAGATGATGATGGTTTTGGCCCACCCCCATTCTAAGGACACCATGATAGTCAAGGAGAAACTAAGTGAATCAGGTCACTGGTATAAAAAAGACGGCACTCCAGCCTATACAGTCCACGGCAAGACTGGGGAGCGACCAGCAACGCTCCGTGACGCAAGGAAGCTCGGACTTCTGCCAAGTGTTACAACAATTAACGGAATGCTATCGAAAGCAGGGCTTGATACATGGAAGCAACAACAAGTCCTCTTAGCCGCATTGACTTTACCTAGACTGCCTGACGAACCTGAAGCTGATTGGTTAGCTAGGGTGATGCAGGATAGTAAGGCTACGGGCAGGGAAGCGGCAGAGCGTGGCACGGCAATACACGCCATCATCCAAACTTGGTTCGAGGGTGTGTATATGCCCGAAAAGCCACCGTACATCAACGGCATCATAGAAGCTTTAGAGAACGCCTTTGGGAAGCAATTGTGGCTTTCAGAGCAGTCTTTTGGTCATCCGCTAGGGTATGGTGGCAAATGCGACCTGATGGCTAAGGCGGGCTTTGTGGTGGACTTTAAGACCAAGGATACGGACTTAGATAAGGTGGATGTGTATTTCGAGCATGAGATGCAGTTAGCCGCCTACCGTGAGGGTCTAGGAGTACCCAGCGCACGGTGCGCTATCGTCTTTGTCAATGCCCTGACCAATCAGGTCAAACTCATTGAAATTGAGCAGGATCGGCTTCAAAAGGGCTGGGAATGCTTTGAGCATTTGTTACGGGTTTACCAAATAAAAAACGGCTTATAATCAAAGTTCCTTCACGGGAACGGGGGAAAGCGCAAGCAAGTACCCCACTTTTTTATGGGCGTTAAGCCGCCAAAGTAGGATGCAGTAATTAGGGAATTTTGCGGCTTTCTGCCCTATTCGTAGTAACTGCTAAATACTGCCCTGTTGTTTTTCTCCAAAACATAGGGTTTGTCCTAATAAAAATACCTTGCATTGTTAAGATTACTTAACTTATACTGTCATTACTGCATCGGGCAGTGAGATAGAAAAGGAGAATCAAATGCAAGTTTTAGACCTACAAATTACCAAAGTTGACCAATTAGGTATGCTCTTGGCACAGATTGCTGACCTAGAAGCACAGGCAGAAGCACTCAAGACCGAACTCAAGCAAGAAGAAGGTCACATCGAGGGCAACCTTTATAAAGCCTGTGTAACCCTATCCCAGCGCAAGACCGTAGATAACAAGGCTGTGTACGCAGAAGCCAATGTACCTGCCGAGTTAATCGAGAAACACACCAAGACCACCGCAGTTATTACCCTCAAAGTTACAGCCCGTTAATCAACGCCCCTTCGGGGGCAGAAAGGTTTTTATGAAGTA